GACAAGGAGCCCGGCATTCTGAATTGCAGCAGCGCATACACCGAAGAATCGTTTCTGGGAAGCTGCATGGCGGGTCCTGACGGAAACTTCCGTAAGTTCTGCCATGAGCGTATCAGCTTCACTGTCGAGCCAAGCGACCCGGATGAGCCGGTTGATTTCGGAGGTGCTCAAACATGAAAGGCATTGTCGTGACAACAGATCTGGAAATCCGCATCGAAGAATTCAGTGATCCGCTCTACAAAACCGTTGGCTCTGCCGTTGGTGGCTACATCGAGCACGTTCACCCGATGCGTCTTGCCCGGCCGCTTTGCATGATCGTCAACGAAGAAGGACGGCTGCTGGATCTTCCATTGAATCATATTGGCTCTTTCTTCTATGGCACAGACCAGCACGGCGAGCCGATCGTCGGCAACATCGTGGTCATGAAAGACGGCTACCGTAACGGCGAACCGGACATTGTCGGCCTCGACGATTCGGAGGTCGAGCGAGTCAAATACACCATTTCCACACTGATGAGCATGATGAATTTGCAGCCGAAAGGAGACAACACATGATCGTAAACGTTCATTACATCGACGAAAAGACCGGCACCATCCGCAGCAGCGGCACTTACAGCTACCGCTGCAGTGTCCCGAACGCCCACGTCGGAATGGAGGTTATCGCCCCCACCGCCAAGCGTGAGGCCCGCGCCGTGATCTGCGAGATCGACGTCCCGGAAAGCCGCATCGATGAGCGGATTTTGCCGCTCCTGAAAGAGATCACGCAGGAGGCGCCCTCTGATGGAGAATAACCTGATCGTCGTAAAACAGCTTCCGATCATCGAAGACCAGCTTCGGCAGGTCAAGGCTTCTGTTGATGAGCGCGTTGCACAGGTGCTGGCGCTGGCCTGCACCGAAGCTACCTACAAGGACGTCAAGAAAGCCCGCGCCGAGCTGAACAAAGAGTTTCAGGATCTGGAAGCTCGCCGCCGTGAAGTCAAAAAGGCTATCCTTGCCCCGTATGAGGCCTTTGAAAAGCTCTACAAGGAATGTGCGGCCGACGCTTTTACCAAGGCAGATGCTGAGCTGAAAGTCAAGATCACTTCCGTTGAGAACGGCATCAAAGGCGCGAAGCGTGACGAAATCGTCGCGTTCTACAACGAATACCGCGCGAGCTTGAATATCCCCGAAGACATCGCGCCGTTTGAGCGCTGCGGCATCAATATCACGATGTCCGATTCTCTTAGAAAGCTGCAAGGACAGGCTTCCTTGTTCTTGCAGAACGTTTCAAACGATTTGCGGATGATCGAAACGCTGGAGCACAAGGATGAGGTCTTGGTCGAGTACCGCAAATCGCTTTCCGCACCGGAAGCGGCCCTGATCGTTGACCGGCGTCACAAAGAGATGGAAGAAGCCGCTCGCCGCCGCGCAGCCATGAAATCCGCGCAGGAGGTTCAGGAGGCCGCGCAGGCCAAAATCGAAGAAGTCCTGAACGAAGCGCCGCCCGCGCCCGTTTCCGCTCCTATCGAGCAGCCCATCCCCGCCGAGGCCCCTGCCGAGAAGATTTATCAGGCGTCGTTCCGCGTCCGCAGCAGCATCGGCAAGCTGAAAGCTCTCAAAGAATTTCTCGTAAATGGAGGTTACGAATATGAGCAGTTCTAACATCGCGCCTGCAAAGAAAATGACCTTTTCCGTTGCCATCACCACGGAAAACTACAGGAACATGATAAACAACACGTTGAAAGAACCGGGACGTGCAAACCGCTTTATTGCCGCGATCACGTCCGCTGTCGCCACTACCCCGGCGCTTCAGACCTGCGACCCCAGTTCCATCCTTGCCGGTGGCCTGCTGGGCGAAGCTCTGAATCTCTCGCCCTCGCCGCAGCTTGGCCAGTATTACCTCGTTCCGTTCAAGCAGAAAGCCAAGTATGACCGCGAGGGACACCTGCTTTCGCCCGAATGCTCCAAAGCGCAGTTTGTTCTCGGCTACAAAGGCTATGTCCAGCTCGCG